CTAAAATGTTCGAGACGCTCAACCTGCGGCTCGATCTCAATCGACGGACAATTGCCCATCGGCTTCCAATTCGGCGACGTGCTGAAATCGGCAATGTAAAGCTTGCCCTTGCCGATTGCGTAGTTGTTAGTGCTCGGGGGAATTGCCATGTTAAATTTCTCCGGTTGTGTGGTGATACTTTATAACAACGTCGACCTTGAACGCAACGTATGGATCAAAGTACTCTACGCTTGGATCTGGCCTGACCTCCGTCGAGAAGGCTTCGCCGCCCCGCGTCGGATCAGCGAGAACCTTTGACCAAATCTTATTCAACCATTCCGACATATTCTCGTCAACCTTACTTCCCGTGTCGTGGAAATACATAAACAAGGAAACAATGAGCGACGATCTGTATAGATCAGGAATGCCTTGCGAGCGCGACGAAAGCTTTTCTTCCGGCGTCGGCATTCCCGCAACAACCGCGATAACTGGAAACTGAGACCAAGAGAAAGCTTCGAGCGCCTTGTTCGTCGGGAACGAACGAACGACGGTCTTAGCGCCGGCGATGCTTTCGATATCGTCGATCAACGCTTTGACAATCGTTTCTCGCGTGCTACTCTTGATCTTCATTTTCCGAGCTTATCAATTGCCTTTTGAATAGCAGCAGAATATATCGCAACGGCCTTCTCACGATCTTCGGCCGACATACCAAAAAATTCGCGCTTCTCTTGCAAAAACGACGCCTTCTCGGCGTTCGTAATCGCGCGGCCTTTGCTGCGCCCTGGCAAGGGAAACGACGGAGACGGTCTAAAAAAGACGGCGGCCGATCGGCCATCCGGATCGACGGTATAATCAAGCGCGGCCATCATGCCGCCAGTAAAAAATAAATTGACCTTGTTGATCGGCCTGCCGTGCGCGTACCTAAACATTGCATAGCGCTTTGTGTATGGAACGAATCGATAGCCGTCAACGTCAACGCCGGCCGCCGTGCGCTTGGCGATTCGGAACTTGATAAACGCGCCGATCTGTGCGAGCGCTTTCTTGTCGAGTAGCGCGGACCTCAATCCTGAGAACGCGGACCAAATCTTGTCCACGTCTTTCAATGAGATCCGAAATAACGACGCCATCTCAACAACGCTTCAAGCGCCTCATTGGCCGGCGGATTCTTTCGTCGCCGCTGATCGAATCGTCTTCGTCCCAATCGTAAGAAATGCCCGCCGCCATCAGCGACTGCATCTCGTCCACAAAACGCTTCTCATAAAAATCACGGAACCGCTCGAATCCCGAAGCTTCCGGCGTCGCCGTCATCTCGTGTTCGTATACCAAAGCGAGCGTCTTGAAACACGACGCCCGCTTTAGCTGATCGACGTCAAGAAGATCAGGATTGAACGGCTGGTCATCTGGATCGATATCACGATCCCGAGCTTCGCTTGGATACCATCTCGTTTCAAGATACCGATCGATAATCGCCTTAGCCTCAGCGTGTTGGTTATTCCAGTTAGCAACGCCGAGACTGAGTATATCAGGACGAATCTTTTTTAGATCAGTATCTACGCTATAGTTCGCCATAGCTGAAAATTAGATCGTGATCGTCGTGCTACTGCTGCTCGAACTGCTGCTCGAACTCGTGCTACTTGAACTCGTGCTACTGCTGCTCGAACTGCTGCTGCTCGAACTGCTGCTGCTCGAGCTGCTGCTGCTCGAACTGCTTGTACTAGAGCTTGTGCTACTAGTCTTGAATACTCCGTATTCGTTGATAAACTGAAAGTATTCACGCAACCGAGGAGCAATAGCCGGATGGTCTTCGAGCTGCTTTTTATTGATAATCAAATTATCAAGATCAAGCGGCTTCGACATTTGTCTTCCTCCGACTAACTCTTAAAAACAAGGTGCTTGTTAAGGTAACGAATGTATTCTCTAAGACGCGGCTGAACAGCCGGATGTACTTCGAGCTGCTTCCCGTTCTCAATGGCTTCGTCTTTTGTCATTGCAGACCTCGTTTCTGTTGTTTCCAAGAAACAGTCGACAAAGGACGCCCCGCACCAGAAAGTACGGGGCGCCCCATGTCAAGCAATTTTTAGGCGTCCTTGAGGCCGGTGATGCAGCCGTGGAACTCACGCGGCCCGTGGTCAAGGCCGATCTGCCCGTAGATCATGCCCTTCTCAACCGCGCCGACCTTGCCGAGATCCTCATAGAAGAGAACGCCCTTCCCCGGAACCGGAAGGAAGACCGGCCGGCAAACGTCCACGTCGGCAATCAAAAGCTTCGTCGTCGGGACATAAGGCGCCCAAACAACCGCAAGCTTCGCGAAATCGGTATAAATCTCGCTGACCGCGACGCCGCCGACGAAGCGGTCCTCCGGAGCATAGCCGAAGATCTCGCTGAGCTTCTGCTTTTGAAACGCATTGCAGAAGAGAACCGGATTGCGGAACTCGGCGCCGGCGGCCGCCATCTGGCGAAGAAGCTTGTTCAGCAGCTGACGATCCAAATAGGCGCTTCCGGCCTTGACCTCGCTTGACGTGTTATCAAGCAACGTAAGAATACCACGACTACGATGCGCGGTATTTACGTTGCTCGGAGTCTGATAGACTCCGTTCAAAAACGTGTGCTCAACGTCAACGGCGATCTGCCGAAGGACGGCCGCGATCTGAAACGACTTCTCGTCTTGCACGGGCTGCTTTTCGGTGACGTCTACGTTTTTGTATCCAGCCTGCAACGCGGCGTTCACAAGAACTGCTCCCGTGGCCGACTGCTTTGCATACGTCACGTCAACAGATTTCTGGAAAATCTGCACGCAATTCATTTCCTGCCGACGCACATAAACATCAGCGGCGGGCGCCGTAGCCGAAGCGCTTTCGGAGATGTTAGGCTGCGACGCGCCGTTCAAGGCCCAAGGCTGCGCCGTCGGGAAATCGAACGCGCCGACAGTGCGGACGTTGCCGCCCTCAAGGCCGCCGATGATGTTGAGAAACGGCGTCTGGTTAGCGCCGATCAAGTAAAGCTCGCCCGTAAAATTCGGCAAATTCCAAGTAGTCGCGGTTGTCATTTTTTCCTCTGATTATTTTCGTTGTTTCCGAAGCTCATTTATTCGGAACTTGAGCAAAACCCGCCGCGCTGGATCCTTGCATTCGGCCAGTTCCTTCTCAAGACGATCGATCGGCGTCTTCACGACGCCGGCGGCTCCGCTTCCGCCGCCGCTTCCCGATCCGCCACCAACCGGCCGGATCAGTTTATCGCGCCCTGGATAAGTTTCGAAAAGGATATCCATCGCTTCTCGAAAGTCGGCCGGCTCTCCCGGACGAACACGCGAGTAAATCAAATCGCCGCTCGCATTTTTCGCGAGGACGACCGGATCGCCGGTGGCCGATTCCGTTACCTCGAAGTGCTTGCCGAAGTATGTTTCGGCAATGTCCGGCGGCAGAATCGTCTTCGGCTCCGGCCCCGCAAACAGCGGATGCGACGCAAAATGCGCCGTCAACGCAAGCTTGCGGACCTTGTTTCTTTCGCGCTCGTACTTTCCCGTGATGTCCTTCTCGCGCTGCAAAAAATCGGTACGAATCGACTTCTCTTTTGCTTCATAGGCGGCCGCGATCTCGGCCTTGAGCTTCTCGGCGGCTTCCTTGTCCTTAGCCCCGAGTGTCTTGACCATATCGATCGCTTTTTCCGCCTCCGCGCGAAAAGCCGCGACGTCTTCGATCCCGTCGAGCGCCGCGACGCGCTCTTGTAGCGATTCGATCTTTTCACGTCGCGCTTTGCTTTCGCTGTTGAGCGAGAGAATCTTTGCGTGCAACGTGTTGGGATTGAACGCCACATCGGCGCCGTTGTCATCAACAAAAACAGGGAGACCGTCCGCAACGACGGGTTTGCCATCGTCCGATAGCTTGAGCTTGTATGCCATTTTAGGCGTCCGCCTCCGTCAAACAAAAAACCAACCGTCCCATCCGAGACAAAACTTGTGGCCGTCCGGCCGAGCTTACCGACAGAATCAGATCATACGCGTCCTCCGTAGCGTTTCTCTTTACAACAACTTCTAACATAAAGTTGAATTATACCACAAAATTCTATATTTTTCAAGTCTAAAAATGATTATTTTTCGCGCTCGTGTGGATAGGCAAGGCCGCGCTCGGCGAAGGCGTCTTGGATCTCGGCCCGCGACTCGCCGGCCATCCATTCGTCCTCAATAAGAATCCAGCTATGCCGGCAATTGTAGCCGCCGCGATATATGAGCGGCGGCCCCGCTTTGCCTTTCCAGTCGAGATCGTTCCACGACTCGATTGTTTCGCGATCGAAGGTATAGCCGGCGCGCTCGATGCAGAACTCGCGCGACGTGAGAATAATATCGCCGTAATACAAGAAAGTGCTTAGGCCGGCGTCCTCTCCCTTTGTGATTGTCAATTCTGAGTGAAAATTCATAATGGCGTCGGTTGAGATCTGCCGCGCGTGCGCTTCCATGGGAACCCCGCGCGCGTCCTCGTGGCCGCGAACGATCCCGCGCACAATGTTTTCGAGCTCGGTATAAGAGGCCCTCGAAAACATTTGCTCGTACATCGCCTTCGCGATCCGCTCTTGCGCTTGGTTCCCGTACATCTCGAACTGTGCCCAAGCGGAGCGTTGCAGTGCCTTGATCATTTCCCGATCAACATCGGTAAACTTCGCGGCGGCCCCCAGCGATCGATACGACTCGGCCACAAGATCTTTGACGCCGCCGGCCATCTCCGCGACGACGGACTTATACGCTTCGCCGTACTCTTGCTCGAAGAGCGTCGTTAGCCGCGCGTGGACTTTCTGCGCCTGCTTGAGCGCCGTTCGCGTCGAGACAAGCCGGCCCTCTTCGCTGATCAGTGTATCCACCAGCCGCAAGATCTCGCGCTCAAGACGCGCGATCGCTTGCGACAATAGCCGCTTCGCGCGCTCCGTTAACGCGACAAGATATTCATTGCTCGCGGCGGCCGTGCTAACGACATCGGCCGTTGTGACTTTCTGTTTCTTCTTAGCCAACGGTTTTATACC